GTTAGTATTTGTGCAACGTCATGCTCTAACGCGACCCAATCAGGTAGGGGTGGAAGTGATCGCATAGTTTTTTAGTAACGTTTACGTCTTGTATGCAGTAGTCCTGCATGTCTTGTGACCAGCTTTGCCAGTCAGTATCTTTTCCGAATTGACCTTTGTATTCACTTAGTCGGTAGCCGTAGCTCTCAAGGCTGTGTCGCCCCCACATGTATGAAGGCATGTTTTTCCAGCGACCTACGAACTTGCCGTCCTTAGTCTTTGGACCACGGTCAGTGTCAAGAATGTCTGTGTGATAGAGCCTAGACAACAACAATGTGTCTACAACCAAGGCGGTTGGCTCGAACCACGCATAGATTTTTTTAAGGACAGGTATGTCGTAGCCGATGACATTATGGCCGCAAATAACGTCGGCATCTTCAAGGCGTTGAACGCCGCGACTGATAGGTTCACAGTCGCCTTGGTCGTTGTAGACAATGGTTTCATCAACCTCTGTGTCGTAAATGACAAGACAGTGAATACGGGTAACATCATCTAAAAGACCGTCACTTTCTAGGTCGAATACCAGCATTCTTCCAAACGTATGTTTTGTCGATAAACTGGGCTTTGCGAACCATGTCCTCAGTAGGAGGATTAGGTTTAGAAATCGGAAGTTGCGTCGAACTCTGATTCGATTGCAGTTTCATTGAATTTACAGGTAGATAAGTCGTAAGTCAGTTTTGAGGCGACGCCAACTTCGCCTGAATAACGATTTTTAAGCACTCGCACAGTCGTAGCACTTCCATCTTTGTCGGATTGTTGATCTCGTTCCAATCCAATGACCGCGTCGCTGAGTTGAGCGATTGCAGCAGATCCGCGCAGTTGTCCGAGCGTGACTCGTGCTCCTTCTTCATGATTGACATCTCCTGATGTTCTGCGTAAATGTGAAACTAGAAAGAGTGATATGCCTGTGCGTTCGACCAATGACCTCAAGCGAGTCATTGTGTTGTCGATCATCCGCCGTTCGTCGCCGTCAAGGCCAGACAGCAAAATAGACAGGTGATCAAGGAAAACAACACGGGTCTCAAGAGCAGACGCCATGTACTCGATCCGGTTGTAGATGTGATCCGGGTCATACGATCCGAAGCCATCAAATAGGTGGAGATTCCACGTTGCGATGGTTTCATCGAACGCTTTGACTAGCTCAGATCGATCATGTTCTCCAAGGTGGAGACTTCGTCCTGTTGCTGCGGACATAAGTCCGAGAGCTGTACGACGGTTTGATTCTTCGAGTGCCAGGTAACCGACCCGTTCTCCTTTGTTAAGAAGGTGAGTTGCAAGGTCACGACAGAAGGACGATTTTCCAATGCCACTTCCTGCAGTAATTGTGACAAGCTCTCCGTACCGGATCCCGTGAAGCTTTTGTTGTAGTCCTTGAAAGGGGTAGTCATGATCTGATGGTGGTGTCGGAGTTGTGACAAGTTCAAGTAGTTGTTTTGCGTCAACAATCCCGTCTGGTTTGTACTGTTCGTGCCCGTAGCTCAGAAGATTACGTATGGCTTGTGAATCCTTAGCCTGTAAAGCCTCTGAGGCATCTTTATATTCGGCTAGAAAGCCTATGAAAGCTTTGCCAGGTGGTAGTACACCGGCAGCCTCAATTGCAGCCTCTCTACCCGGGTTATCGTTATCGAAGCAAAGTATGACTTTGTCGAAACTTGTGATGTAATCGAAGTTGTCCTGCATCGCTTTCTTTGCAGATGCAGCACCATTCGGAATTGAAGTGATTGCGTAGTAGTTGGGTTGGGCTTCATAGATGGACATTGCATCCATCTCACCCTCAGTAATGACAAGAGTGGTCTCCCTACCCTTGCCATTTTTAATCTTGGTAGTCACTGGGAACTTGTTCATGCCGAACAAGGTTTTGACTTTGCCCTCTACCCGAAACTGTTTGTCAGGAGTTCTTACTTTTGCTCCGACAATCTCTCCAGCGCCATCGATGTAATAGTGGCGTAGAAGTTCTCCTTCTTTGTAGGTTTTGTAGAACTCACAGACTTTTTCAGAGATTCCTCGGGAGTGCAGCCGTCCAGCTGATCCTTGTAGTCGTACATGTTGCACGCGATGATGAGTGTGGTTAGTGGATGGTTCATCGCCAAAGGTGTGATAGCCACACTTATGACAATGTTCATGGCCGTCCGAGTAAATACTGTTTGCATCGGACGACCCACATTGCGGACACGGTATGTGCCGTATAAATTCAGATTCGCTCACATGAGCCAAGTAATGGGGATATTTGAAAACGAGCACCACTTGATGTTGTTCTTCTCACACCAAGAGGCATATGTCGTCTTACTCTTTTTTGAGATTGTGTTGTAGGGTGCCTGGAAGACCATCCGAAGATCTATGTCAGGGTTCTGTTGGATGACTGACTTGATCTTCTTTCGATCTTTGGAATCCCAATAGCCTTTAGTCTCAAGCCACACACCATTCGGTAAAACGAAATCAGGTGTGTAGTGATGAGAGATTACGTATGAGACCTTCGTGCTTTCGTATTCGTATTTGACACCCAGGTTGACGAGAAGATCAGCGACCTTCTCCTCAAGCCCGGATCGGAAAGCCATTAGAAATCGACTTCACCCTCCGGTGCAGTGACAGCAGGCTCAGCAGCCTTGAAACCTTTGGTCTTGCCAAAGATTGCAGCCACATCCACGTCATCCATGTCGCCGGTATCAATACCAGCAGAGGTAGACAGGGTCACGACCTGGACACCTTGCAGCTTGAGGCTGGTGCCGTAGGTCACCTTGTCCTTCAGGACGTAAGGCTTCTGGAAGAATGCCAGCTTGACCTTGCAACCTGAGTACAACGGAGTGTTCTCGTCTTCGATAGGTGTGCCTTCAGTGTCAACAACACCGGGCTTCATCTCTTCATTCCAAGAGAACTTGACGACATACTTGCCATCAGAGACCTCTTCCCAAGGCTCAGGCTTGAGGGTCGAACGCTTCGGGTTAGCGAGCTTTGACTCAGCCCACTTGAGGCAGTCAGGACGTTCAGCTTCAAGCTGATCGACGATGTCTTGACCGACGACAGCCTTGAGGTTGTACCCGAACTTGCCGGGTTTCAGTACAGCTTGGAATCCTTCAAGGACAACAGGCTGTTCAGTGACGATAGTGTTTCGTGCCATTAAAAATACGTGAGTGGATCAGTAGGACAGGTTCATTTGATTTGGGTCAACAAAAGCCACGAATGACTTGCGATGACGCGGTTGAATCTTGTCCAGTTTCTGTACGATTTCAGTGATGCCTCGGTAGTTGTCAGTGTCGAGCAACACCAAGGCAGCAGCTGCGATTGTGTTCAGTGCATTCTGTGCATCCTTGGTCAGCACTTGGAACTGAGACGGACCACACCAACTGTTGTGCTTGTGTCGAAACTCTTGCTTGACACGTTGGACTTCATTAAAGACCTCAGCCGGAAGACGGTTGTAGAAAAGATCGTTGATCATTTCACCCATACGCTTAGTCCGGTCGATGTATCCAAGATCCAAAAGCTTTTGCTTCACAGCATTGATAGGAGCTGCTTTCTCGTGGGTTGGTTGCAGCTTGATCCATTCCGACATGGATTCAGCAGGTGCATAACCAACACCGCAGGCTTCCTTGACCATGGTGTCGAAGCCAACGGCGCCAACCTTGATGACAAGATCAGTTGCTCGTTCACGAATGGCCGCCGATGTGCTCTTCATCTCATGAAGGAACCACTGGTAACCAATGAGCGGAGAGACCAGGTGCGCCTGCTTGGTGCCATTACTGGACATCACGTGTGCCTCCACAAAAGCTGCGGTGCCTTTGTCCTGTGGAAAACCTCGAGACCCCTTGGCACCACTGGCAAAAGCTGCGGTGCGCATCCACTTGCTAAAACGCTCGGTGGCCTTATTGCCTCGTGTCGCCAGGCAGAGCTGGCTCTTGCTGACATACGCATGACCGTTCAGTTCATACGCTTTGATTCCGTCGAGTCCAGCAATACTGAACTCGGATGCAATTTGAAAGTCCATTAACAAAAGAAATAGGTGGAGTCAATTACCTTCGCTGGTTTCAGCGTGTCGATAATCGGTGGTTCTGTCTCTGCTCCAATGTGATGAGCAAAGGTAGTTAGGTAGTCATGCTCCGCAAATAAGTGCATGTATGTCTCACGAACAATGGTTGAAAGAACAGACATGTCAGTAGCACGACAAAGTACCGAGTCGTGTATGAGGGAAATCGGAGCGTTGAAACGGAGTGCAGATAAGTGCAGGAGTGATGCATCGAGGGAATGAATGAGGTTCGGAGCTGTTGCATTTTTGTGATGAGCACGATCAACTTGGTTACCATCTTGAGTAGCAACCTTGATCTTGCAATTCCCAAGTAACTGGAGTTTGACTACCTCCTCTTCTCGCTTCATCAACTTTTGATTGACGACGAATCCTGAAGGTGTGACCCACTGCAGTTCGCTAGC